ACTTGGCGGAGAGTTTGGTGCCCGGCTCGTCACAACCATGACGGGCGCGGAAGGATGCACGCCGCTCCGGGATGTGCTTCTTGATCGTCATGTCCGGGTCGCCGAAACGCACGAGAGCGACCTTGTCGCCTTCTTTGGCAAGGACAGCGAACTTCTTGTTCTCGCCCGGCGTGCGCTTGGGCTTGTTGTAGCCCGAGAACTTGTTGCCCTTGTAGTTGATCATTTTGGCAGTGCGTACCAGCCGGCAGGCAGCGTCACCGTGGACGGCCCCACCAGCTTCTTGTCTTTGTCGAATCCGTACACGCTGGCCTTTACAGGCTTGGCCAGCATCACCGGATCACCGGAAGGGACCAGGACCACCTTGGTCATCTGGCAACCGAGGCAGTCCAGCAATGCGATCAGCCAGATCGTTCTTGAGAGCCTCGGGAGCTTTTCCATGTTGGATGTCGGTGGGTGGGGTCTCGCGGAACCAATCGAGCAGGGCCTTCAGGATCTGGTAGATCCAATTCACTCGGCCTTCTTCTCGGCGTCCTTGGCCCAGATCAGGCCGATGCCAGCCGTGACGGCTGCGATGGTCGTGGTGATGTCCAGATGGGTGGTCGGGTCACCGTCGAACAGGGCCTTGAGAGCGCCGCCAACAGCGACGAGGATGGCACCGATGCCGGCCAGTGTGGTCTTGGTGTTTTTCATTTGGAGCGGAATAAGCGATACGCACCGTAGATGGCGCACAGTAAGCCAATCACGGCGGTGATAAGTCTAACCCAGTCGGTGAGCCAGGGGATAAACGAAACAGCGGTGGCCGCTGCTGCTCCTCCCATGGAGACAATCATCTGATTTGTGTCACCGCCGTGATTGGATGCGTCCATTTAGGTGGGATTAGATTGGTTTTTCGCAGCTTCTTCTAGGATATCCACCAAGGGGAGACCGACGCGCATATTGTTCACGTCGCCGGCCTTCATACCAATCACCAAGAGCTGGTGGAGCAGTTGGAGTTGTTGCAGTGTGAGTTCGATCTTGATCATGCGGCGGGAGCTTCGACAACGGTGGCCGGCTCCGCAACCAAAACCGGCACCTTCTGCTCAACAACCGGCGGAACGATTTCAACCGGCGCCGCCCACGGCAGCGGAGGAGCGATGATCGGCGGGTTGATCTGGTCAGCGATCTGCGCGGACACATTGGCTTCGATGGCCACCTTGTCGACGCCGTTGCTGTAGCACCAGCCCAAGACTTGCGCTTCGGTCAGATCGGGATACGGCGTGAACGAACCGCTCGGCGGAGCGAACGACGCGCTGCCGTAGCAGGTGCCGCTGTACTGATCCTGCGAGCCGTTGCAACGCCAATCGGCGGTGATGACGACATCGGAATAGGTGCCTTCGACTTTACGGACGAGAAGGCGTTCGATGATCCAAAAGAGGGAGATGGTGTTCATGGTGGTATGGATTAGGCGTTAGCGATTGTGGTGATGGTGCCAGAGCTTCCACGGTACTTCAGCGCACCGGCTTCGACGTAGAGTTGGCCACCAGTCACGTTGGCAGTAGGAGCGGTGCCGTTGGCAATCTGGATGGTCTTGGCAGCGGTGGTTCCGGCAGCGGTAAGACCGACGAGCAAATTGCCAAGGCCATCCAGCGTCATCGCTTGGGTGAAGGTGATGGCGTTGCCAGCGGTGCCGCTAGGGGCATTAAACCAATAGTGTCCTGCGGCTTCTTGTTCGTATCGACTTGCGGCAGCGGTTGTTTTGTACAACCAAGCACCAGAGTTAAAGAAAGCGTTTTGAACCAAACGCAAACTAGCTGTGTTATTTGCTGAAATTGAACCTCCAGAAAGTTCAATAGCTTTAAACGGACTCTGCCACGCACTCGGCGTAACCCCCACGCCCACGTTGCCCCCATTCGGCTGTAGAACGAGGTTGTAATTGGTTGCTAGATTTGTGCGGTCAACAACTTGAATCCACGAGTACGAACCAGCCGTACCCATGTCCATTGCTCCAGCCGTAGAAGCAGCTCCGACACGGAACGAACCGGAAGTCTGAGTGGTTCCGCTCGTAGCAGGTGCGCCATCGGTCGTCACGAACGACGACAGTTTAAGTCCATTCGCAGGAACCGTCCCCACGCCCAGCCCCGTAGAGTTCAAAGTCATGGCGGTGGAGCCGCTCAACGAAAAGTCGAGAGTAGAACCACCGATTGAAAGAGGCTGGAAGGATGTAAATCCAGTATTATCGACACCGGTAATTACAGATCCAGATGCATTTGCTACAAATCGAACACCTTTTGTAATTCCGTTAAACAGAACATTTGTCGTGTCAGTTCCGTTTACAACAAGCGAGTAAATTGGACTCGCCGTTCCAATGCCCACGCCAGTGCTGGTAACAGCCAGCTTATTCGTCCGCACCGTCAGATCGCCGGTGATGGTGGCGGAGGCGAGGGTGGCGGTGCCGCCGGCTCCCAGGATCTGGTTGCTGGTGATCTTCTTCGTGGTGCCCGATGCAGCCATGGACGTATCCGAGATGTCCACAATCGGCAGCACGTCCGCTGCCGGATCAACCGTAGTGATGGCCGCCAAGGCCGTGATTTTCGTGTCTGCCATAAGTTAGTTAGCTTGAATGATGAGTTTGCCTGTGTCCTCTTGGAGCAGGAAGTCCCCGTTCTCCAAGTCTAAAGAGTCGAAGGTGCCGAAGGTGATGACGATCTTGTCGCCATCCTCAAGGAAGACAAAGAAGTCGTCCTCCTGGAGCAGGTCGCGCCGGATGATAGGCAGGTCAGCGCCGCCGCCAGCCCCACCGAGGGCTTGCTGCACGCCGAGTCCTAGGCCTAGTCCGAGACGCATTTTAGACCCACTTGCGGTTGTAGGCGATGATCGCCCCGGAGGATACAGCCACCGAGGTGAAGACGCCCGAGATCGAGTCGCCGGCCTGAATCGTCACGCCGGAGGGGAAGTTGGTGATGTTGGAAGTGACGGCACCGAGGATGGACGTGGCGACGGCATGGATCTCCATGTAGTTGCCGGTCACAGTGCCCGCGGAGGCGTCGATGTACCGGCCACCGAATTCGCCGGCCAGTTGGCGGTTTGATCCGACATTCATAGGGTGAACTTCTGACTACTGCGTTTTGTGCCACCGCTCCATCCAACCTGCAAGCGTGTAGCCCCGCAGCGCACTCGCACCTCGGGGTTATCCCGCTCAACCTCTTTCAAAAACTGGGAATCTTTCCAGCAGTCGTACCCATACTTGGTGCCCCAGGCATGGTAGAGAGTGGGGTCGATCCGCATCCGCAGGCGACCGATGCCGTCGACGGCGCGGACTTCGCGCTGCGAGTCCTGGGCGATGCGCTTCTGATCAATGCCGGCCTTGACCCAGTCCTTCTGGATGCCGGATTGGAACTCCTTGATGACGGCGCGGCGCAGTTCGCCGGGCATATCGTCGAGAGCGTTGGCGATGACGGAGGATGCGGAATTGTGGGCCATGAGAAAAGGAAAGAGGGGGAGGCCCGGGATGGACCTCCCCCGTTGTAGACTGACTAGGCTCCGTTGAAGAAGCCAAACCCGCTCGGGTTCTTCACCACGAGACCGGCAATGGCCTCGACGAGGCGGGCAGGGCCGCCGCCGGCGTCGGGCAGCTCCTTGACCTGGGGCAGCTTGGCGTAGCGAACCTCGACCATGTCCATCGGGATGACGTAGCCCTTGGTCGCCGTGGCGGTCAACGTGGTGCCGGTGGTAGACCCCAAAAATTGGGTCGGATGCAAAATAAGCCGTCCGAAGTCTCCCTCGAAAAGATCAATGGAGGCCTTAAAAGTGTCGCTGGACAGGTCCTGGTTGAAGGTGCGGACGCTGGTGGCAGCGATGCTGTTGGCGTTGGCGACCTGAGTGACGCCAGAGGCCGTGAGGTTGGTGAACGCACGCTTGAGCGTGGTGCCCAAGATACAGTCGTAGTCGCGGAAGGTGCCGGTGGCGCTGTAGATAGCGGTCAGCACGTTCTGGGCAGTGGCCTCAGTGAAGGAAGCCGCAGCGGTGGTGTCGACCGCGCCGGAGGCCGGCAGGAAGGGCGAACCAGAAGCGCACGCGCCGATGTTGGCGGCGTTGGTGTTGTTCAACCAGTTACCCATCGAGCCGGTGCGATAGGCATTACCACCAGGACCCGTGTCCATCTGGGCGGGCTGGTTGGTGCACATGAAGGTCGACTCCATGTCGCGCTTGATCTCAACGAGCTTCTTGGCGATGCCGTTGGCCAACTCATCGGTCACACCGGCGACCTCCTGGGTCTCGGCGATGAAACCGATGCGCAGGTCCCGGCGGAAGGCCTGGCCGTAGTTGTTCAGGCGGGTCCGGTTGACCACCGGGTTTGAGGCGCTGGACACGGTCACGTCGGTACCGTCCGGCACGCCACCGAGAACAGGGGCGCCATAGTTGTCGACCTGCCAAGAGAACTGCATATTGCCGATGTCACGGCCCTTCGGGGCCATGGACACGAACGGGGTCGACTTGGCGTCGACGATGGCGATGTAGTCCGCCAGATCTTCACGAGCGGACGAGGTGGAAGCGAGCGGCACAGAGCCGCCCTGGTTGGGCTGAAGTAGGGGCATGGTTTAGAGCATCCTTTTGAGTACTTGGGCTAATTCGGTGGTCGTCCCGGACTTTCGGAACTGCGACTTGGCTTTGTCCAGGCCGACCTTGGCCGCATCCTTCTTTGCAGGGATTGCGGTGGGGCGACCGGGCTGACTGGGTGCCTTGGCCAGTGGGCGGGTGGCAGATGGCTTGCCCTTGGCGGACTCCTTCTCCAGGCGCAGCTTGCGCCCGGCAATGAAGTCACCGACCAGCACCTGGTACTCCGGCAGTGAGGCAATCTGCGGCAGTTGCCGCAGGACGGCCTGCGCCTCGGTGTACTCGGTAGCTGAACGGTCTTTCCACCATGGGTAGAGCGTCTCGGCAATGGGCTTGATCTGCTGGTAGTTCTGCAGGAAGCGGGCGCGGGTTGGTATGTGCAGGTCGATGGCGTCTTCTACACGCCGCTTGATCTGCTTCACGTCTTCCGCGCTGTACTCCTTGCCCTCTACTTCGCAGCCGTCGATGTTGTCCTCGCACCACCGTTTCAGATTCCGGGCCTTGCTCCACTCATCGTTGAGCTTCGACACTTCCCAGACATCGGCAAACGGGTCTGCAGCGGACTGCACCGCGGTCGGCCTGTCGTTGGTCTGCTCCAGCTTGGTCTTGGCGTCGTTGAGCTCCCGCTCGAGCGCCTCGGCCTTCTCCAACGCCTCTTTCTTCTGGCGCGTGAGCTTGTCGATGCGTTTGCGGTAGCCCAGCGAATCCTCGTCGCTGTTCTCTTCGGTCTCGGAAAGAACCTCCTGCTCAGGCGACTCGGCCTGGGCGTCCGTTTGTTCTGCGGTCGGCTCCGCATCCTCGGCCTGATCGTCCACGGAAGTGGCTTCCGGCTCCGGCACTTGTCGTTCAACGGCTGATGCCTTCTCTTCCTCCCCGCTGAATCGTGTCTTCAGTAGCTTCGCCAACGCCGATTCGTCGAACTGCATCGGGTTGATTGGGGGCTGTGCCGTGTTTTGGGCAGGTTTCGCTTCCTGTGTATTCGTCGGGATGTCCATGCTTTTAGACCCTGCAAGCCGGGTATGCTGCGCCAGGGTTGTTTAAGGCCAACCAAGAAGCCGTTGTTTGAGTGAGAGCCTAGAATTGACCGGAAGTCAATCCCCTCCCATTTCTTAACGCACTGATTTGTGCGATGAGATCCTTGATCGCGGCTGCCCGGCCTGAGTTGTAGGCACGGTCCTCCGCGGAAAGTGATGGAAGGAGGGCGTTGAGCACCTCGTCCCGCAGCGTGTCGTCGATGATCTGGCCCATGGCCTTGAGCACCGGGTGCTCCTCGGACACGGAGAGGGCCTCCGAGAGTTGTTCGTCGGTCAGTTTCATTGGACTCCAAGGCGGCCTGTGACGGCGTTCTGTTGCTGTTGGACACTGAACTGCAGGTTCTCAATGTATTTTTGCAGGTTGGCCTGAAAGAGCGGGTCCTGCTGAAGCTGGGCCTGATACTTCGGGTTGGATTGCATTACCTGCTGGCTGAATTGCAACCGCATTGGCGCTGTGGGGTCGTTCTCGCGCAGTTGCGGCGGGTTGCCGAGGGACATGAGCGCGATCTCGTCGTTGGTCTCATTGAACATCTTCTGCGCGGCTGGGCCTTGCTGCATGACCAACTCGCTGGCCAGGTTGGGGTCGATGGCCCGGAGGGCTACCGAGATCAGCTTGGCACGGTCAATGACGCCGGCGGTGTCGAGCGGCAGCACAAGGGTGCTGATGGCCTTGAGCTTCTCGGTCACCAGGTCGGTGGACATCTCGCGGACGTCGAACTTCAGCATCACATCGAAGTCCTGAATGTCGGGAGGCAGCGGGGTGGCCGATGCTGTGATGCGCTGAATCTCGGCGGGGCCGACGTACTGGAGCGTGAGGGATAGGACCTGGCGGAAGGCCTCGGTCCAGCCGTGCAGCCAGTTGTTGATTAGGCGCTGCTGGCGCATCTGGGTGATGACCGGCGGGACCTTCTCGGTCGGGCGGCCGAAGTAGCGGTCGGTCTGGGCCTCGATGGCCGCGATCAGTTGGAAGGCTACACCGGGCTCGCGTGCGGGCGGTGCCAGGAATCCGATCTCGCCGCGGCGCAGCACCGGGATCTGGATGGCGGGACCGATCTTCAGGTTGCCGCCGCGGGTTTTGGGGACCTCGATGGGCGGGAGCGTGGCGAGGGACGTGTAGTCGAAGATCGAGTCGCGCTGGGCCTTCACCTCGTGCTGCCAGGTGGAGCAAACCTCGGGCACGCCGCGGCTCTCGGTGATCTGGCGGTGGATGAGCTCGGAGCGCCAGATAACGAAAGGATACTGGCCGTGCGTGTAGTCCAACAGGTCGAAGTAGCCCCACTTGTCGCCGACTTGGGGGCTAAATACGGTGTAGAACACGCCCGGGATACCGTCGGAGTCGATAGACTTTTGGTAGGCGTAGACAACTTCGATCAGGTTTTCGCGGTCGAGGATGGAGTTTTCGGCAAGGCCGACGGCTGCGTAGGTGTAGGTGGAGTAATCCGAGAAACGGCCCATCGTGTTGATGGCTTCCTGCGCCCACTCGGCGTCCCAGTCCTCGGTCTCGACCTTGTTCAGAAGCTGGGCCTCGGTCATGTAGTAGCGGCGGAAGACAACCCGGGCGGACTGGATGTCGGTGGTCTCGGGCGGGAAGACCAGCTCGTCGTAGGGCGCCAGGGCAGCGACCATGGGCTTATTGCTGACCATGGTGGGGATAGGGAAGTCGCACTCGCCCTCGGTGCGCAGGTCGCGGATGGCCTTGAGGGCTCGGCGCTTGCGCAGGTTAGGGAAGGCAGCGAGCAGGAGTTCCGCGGATTGGTCGTCGGCCTCGGGGTTGGCGATGAGGTTGGGCAGGTCGGCCA